TGCAACGTAAAACCATATTTCGGCCTCGCTTCCGATTGGTGTTGGTTGCACGTTGATTTGCGCCCAGGCCGCATAATCGGCATCGCTAGCCGGATCGACATAGGTATTGCTTTTTGACGAGTAGGCTTTCGTCTCGTCGCCGCCGACATGCCAATACCAATCGCGCGCGTTGAACATTGGTGCGTTCTCCGATTCAGGAATATTGCCCGCCGGTCGAGATCACGCCGGGAGAGGTTCCCGGAAAATAGTTAATCCCCATGCCCTGCGAGACGATGACACCGTTGAGATTGACATTAAATTTTACGCCAGCGACAAAGCCGCTGTTGGCAAAAACGCTTGTATAGGGAGCTGGAGCAGCCCAGACCGAGCCGCCTCCGATTGCGGTTGCAAACGCACCCGTCACAGCAACAGAGCCGCCGAATGTGTATGTTGAAACCGTTTTGTTCGCCCCGTAGGCGGCAATAACCGCATTGGCGGCAAAAAACCCGATGTTGATGGTGCTGCCGGAATTGAACGTATGATTGCCAATCTGCATTAGTCCCGAATTGTCGGCCCAAAACACCGCACCGTTGGCACCGTTCGACGCCGTATTGTTGGTCACTATCAAGCCACCGTTGGCGGCAACATAAATGCTCGGCGGCCCAAAGGTGCCATTCAGAGCTTGCCCGCAAATATTTTGAATCGTCATGACGTTGCCGTTGCCGCAAAAAAACGTATGCGTGTCGGCCCCGCCAGTTACAAACGTATTCCCTGCCCCTGCGCCATTGATGATGATGGACGGGCCGCGCACCTGTGGCGTCTGACACGTCTCATTGTAGGTGCCCGCCGCGACATTGATGGTCATGGTGTAGAGCGACGGGCCGTATTTGAATGTTTCGGCCATCGCTCGCGTGATCGTCTTGAACGGGCCGTGCGGCCCGCTCACCGTTGCCGCCGTGCCGTCATAGAGAGAATCGTCGCCGATCGAGCCGTTGACATAGAGCGTCATATTGGCGGATAGGACCGGGAGGAATCCCGCCGGTGTAAAGCCGGTGCCGTACAATTCAAAATTGCTATGCAAGGCATTATAGGTGAGCAACGACTTGTAGCCTGCAGGCATGTCACCTGCTGACAATGCTGTGCCGCCGCGCCGTACAATGTTGCGGGCACCAAGCCCGTTGACGTTAAACGTGGCAGGGCCGCTGTTGGAGTTGGCAGGCAACACCCAGATCGCCAGCCCATCACCATAGGCAAGCAATGGAGGATTGAGTGCGACCGCGTAGGCTGTCGCGGAGCCAGTATCGACGCCATAAATAACCTTGCCGCTCTGGATTGAGCGCGCCAATTGATACAGATCGGCGTTGTCGGGTGTCAGGCCACAAGCAGCGATGAGGTTGGCAATCTCGCGCTGCGGAAATTCAATCGCAGCTGCTGGCGGGATTGACCCCATCGTGCCGGTGGATGGGTTGCCATTGATATACGGATCATTTGAACCGGGTGCACCGTATGGCTGATTGTATTTCATAAACGCAGTTTCCTCTCTCTAGGGCTGCCGGTGACAGCCGCCCGAGGTGTGCAGAGCAAAACGAAAAGTGGAGTTACGGCGTCCCGGCCATCGGATCGCCAGGACTGCTCAAGCCGGAATAGTCAAAGATGATTTCAGTGTGTGCTGGCTTCCAGCGGTTGAGCAGACATTCCAGATCGTCAGCGGTGCCGATGCGCAAGTGCGGATCCACACCGCACTGGCCGCTGTTGCAGCGAAACCAGGTCAGTTTGGCCTGATCAACATGCACGGTCCAATAGCAGCGGTTGGTATCAGGGCCGATGCCGTAGTAAGGCCACTCGGATAATTCGCCATCGGCAATATTGTCGCCGTGCGGATTTTTAATCGGGATGCCCCATTCGTTATACATGGGGTTGGAGCCGTCGCCGTACACGCGATTGTCGCCGCAGCGATCCAGACCGACAACAAAGGTGCGATACTCTGTGATGGTGATGGTGTAGCCAAGCTGCGCCGCGATGCCGATAAAGAACTCGCGCGACTGTGCACCCAGCATGGTCATCCGCATGACCAGGGCCAGCTGCCTTTCATACATGGATTGCGGCGCGGTGTAGCAGGGATCAGGCAGACCCCAATTGCGCTCCCAATCCGGCAGCAGCTCCACGGTCGTGCGCGGGTCGCTCTCAATCTCGAGTAAGTCGGCAGCGCGCTTATCGACAAACCCCCAATATTCGCACAGCCCTTTGCAGACCTGCACCAGCAGGCTGTCGAAATGGCGCGGCCAGGCCTGGCCCTGCGGCAGCAAAGCCAGGAAGGCTTGCGTGTAGTCAGAGCCGGATCGGCGCAGGTGCCGGTCACTCATTGCGCTACTCGTACAAGATGGTTTCAAGCACCGCCATGTAGCCTGGTGCTGGCATCACATAGTCATCAGTGGTCATCAGGTTGAATGACTGAACGCTGGGGGCATTCATAATCGCGAAGTTAATCCATGATGCGTAGATCGTCTGCCCTGGCGCGGCCTTGACGAACAGCATGTCACGAATGCTCTGCTCGATTTCTGCCTGCGCCTCGGCAGTGCCGGGCACCAGGTTGGCGATGGTGATGTCAATGAACTGCTTGATGGGTGCCAGCACATAGCAATCCTTGACCGTGACCGGCCGCTTGGTGTCGATGTAATCGGCAACAGTCTGGATGTCGGCGGGGGTCGGCCAGCCGTCATCACTGGCGCGCAGGTCATCCATCAGAAAGCGCACCGTGATGGTGCCAGTGCCCTGCTCAGGTGCAGCCCATGCGCGCGTCACACCAGGCACAGCCAGCGCCCATTGCTCATAATCGGATGCGGAGCCACCCATCGGCGGCTGCTGGATGCGCTTGAGGATGCGCTGGCGCAATTCATTGTCAGTTTCGGTGTCGGCACCACCGCTCAGGTCAACCACTGTGGCTGAGCCATCAACACCTGGCAGCGCGGACACCAGGTTGAGGATGTCACCAGCAACATGATTTCCGGCTGCCCCTGGATCAATGGCAGTGATGTTCACTGCCACCGGGCTGCTGCCCAGCGTGATGTCGGCTGTGGTGGCATAGGTGATTGTGCCATCACTCAGTTGCGTTGCTGCAGGGACAACGATGCCCGGTGTCCCGGTCATGGTCACTGACCCTGATGCCGTGGCCGATGACTTGCGCCCTGTGGTGCCATCGGCATTGACCAGCCAAATATCACCGTGCCGGTCCAGCCATTCGGTTTCAGCTGTGTCAGGCAGGAGCTGCAGCGCCAGCCAGTCAATGTATTTCAACACCAGATGCGTGAGCGCTGCTGTGGCGTCGGCCATGACCCGCAACACGCTGTTGCCGACAAACGTGGCGCGCCCCAGGGCGGTGGTGATTTCCCCGCGCACGGTCTGCCGCACCGCGCTTAGATTAGGGGTTGTCCACGGCATGCCATTACGGTCCTAGTTCAAGCCACAGGTTTTGAAAGCGCAGCTCAATCTGCGGCAACGGGCCACGATAAATGATGATGCTTACATCAATGCGCTCAAGACTGCCGCGCGTGGCAGTGACGGTGAAGGCTGTGCACATGCCCTGGTCGATCATCGGCTGCAAAGCAACCTGGCAATATTGTTCGGCGCGCACCAGGGTTGAGCCTTCGCGCGCCTCAGCCGGTGTGATCTTGGCGCGCTCGAGCAGCCACAGCTTGCAGCCAATCGGCCAGCCATTCCAAATATCGTCGGCCTCAAGATCACCCCACCAGCCGCGCCGGTCGGTGCTGTCAGGGTCAGGCAGGATGTCATCGGTGCTGGCCAGCGCATGGGTGAGCAGTGCCAGCTTGACAATGTTGGCCAGCTGCTGGCTTTCATCCAGTGCACCATTCGGCAGCAGCAGCCAGTCGGCCCAGATGCCGTTGAGGTTGCTGACATTGATGATGCGAATATCGCTCATGCGCTCAACGCGATGATGTCGCGCTGCATGAAGGCCGGATGGACGGTTTTATTCTCTGCGACCAGCTCGTCGCTGCGCGAGGCATCGCCATAGATGCGGTTGGACAAGGCCAGGGCCGGAAGATTGACCGGCATGTGATAGGTGACAACCTGGGGCAACAGCCGCTCGGTGGCCGACAGGTGATAGATCAATGAAGCCGACAGGGCCACTATGTTGCGGTAGTCATTGACGGTAAATGATTGTGAGCCGCGCAGCTTGATGTCATCAATGATGATGCCCATTGCATCCATCAGGGCATCAACATCATTGCGGCTGCTGAAGGTCATGACAGTGATGAGCTGGCTTTGCTCTGATAAAGAAAAAATCAGCGCGGCATTGACGATGCGAATGCCAAACGAATATTGCGGCAATTCAGCCGCCGCGGCTTCGCGCACATTGTCAAACACATTCACAGTTGCCCCGGCAATGCGCGCCAGGTCGAAGCAGGATAACAGCTGTGCGCCGACCATCTGATTTTCGATTAGTATGGAAAGATTGCCCAGCAACATACCGACTGCCGTTCGCAGATTGGCACCATCAACACCTGGCGCAATGGGAAAGGCGACCAGCTCTTTCATCAGCCTTTGGCAGATGCCCAAGGCTTCACTGTATTCCGGCTTGGCGATCATGCGTGACCTATGCCAGCCGCGCCAGGAGGTGCCACCACGTTGGGTGTATCGACATTGGCTGCGGCATCGCTGGAGGTTGCCTGCGCCTGGGAATTGGTTGCATCACCTGTATTTGCCTGGCCGACATTGCCGACAGTGCCCACCTCGGTGAATGACATTTCAAAGGTGCAGTAGCCGCCGCGCTCGCGGTGTTCACTGACGCTATAGCGTTCACAGATGCACAGCTTCGACTGCGCCAGGTACGGATCGACCAACTGGCCGCCCTCGCTGTTGTCCAGCACATCCATCAAGGCTTTTTTGTTGATGTGGTAGGACGGCCCCACAATGTAACCGGTCATCTGATAGCGAAAGGCAGCGCGGCCCATGTCCTCGGCATACGGCATGTTTCGCTTCGGATATTCGTGGACGACCACGCGGCGGCCGCCGCTGCGCCCCTGCTGCTCAACATGAAATTGCACACCGGCAAAGGATGCTGGCAGCAGGCGCAGCCGCCATGGCGCAGGTGCTATTTCCTGGATGGTGGCCATCAGTCGTATGGATCATCTTTAACGGTGATGGCAACGCTTGAGAAACAACCGCCCTTGTCACACCAGATTTTATTGCCCTTGAACCGCATGTGCGTGTGATCTTTGTCAACGCGAAATGACTGCGTGTTGTCCTGGTACTGGCAGAGAATTTTGTTGCCGTCGATGATGACTTTGAAATTGCCGCCGCTCTCATTGATGGTCCAGGTATTGCTGCCCTTGTCGTAAAGGCCGACGACCGTATCACCAGCACGAAATTCAATGTGGCCAGCTGTTACGCGCACCTCAGTGTTTACGCTGTCACCTTCGTGCTTGTATTTTTGCTGCTGCTGTTGCTGCTGGCCTGAGCTGCTGCTGGCATCGCGCGCTGCAGCTCCTGAGCTGCTGGATGATGATGACTGTGAGGCCTGCTGCTTGTCGATCTTGTGCGTCTGCATCTTCTTGTTGACATGGCGCAGGCTGGCAAAGCGTGTCTGCTTGGTCTGCTTGTCCGCAACCGATGTGCCATCAAGGGATGTGACATAAGTGCCGTTGGCCTTGAACAGCACCATCTGCTCGGAGCCATCTGGTGCATAGTGTGCACCTTCGCCTTCACTCATGTCGTAGGGCCGCACCCTTCGGTCATCCACAATCGCCACCGGATGGGAGCGCGAGCCGTTGAGGTAGAGCATCACGGCCTCGGCAGCATCACCGGTCGGCTGGTCGTGGTTCCAATCTCCTGTCTCGGTGTCGGGTGCTGCGGCTGCTGGTTTCTGGTTCGGGTCTTGCTGCTGCTTGAAAGGCACGGCTGTCATGCCAACCA